TCTATGTATATGCATAGAGGTGAGGAGGGGAAGTGAGGGCTTCGGTTCAAGGTGAGGAAGATTAGTGAGGTGAGGAAGATGAAGCAGACTAAAAGACAAAAGAAGTCGGATCGTATATTACATGGCAATCAGACTAAAGATGCCATCATGTGCGATTACGCAGTTGCCCCGGTTGACAGGCTGGTGATTGAGATGGATCGGAAGTGGGGGACGGATCGGCTGCCCGAGCTGGTGGATGTCAAGATGGCTCAGAAGTATGGCAGTGCGGTTGCCAAGATGAATGCAGCCCTGGCAGACAATGATGTGGAAGAGTGTAGGAAGCGCTGTGAGGTCGTTGTGCGGGGGCTGCAGGCAATGGATCAGGAAGCTGAGCGTGTGGGCGCTCAGAAGGCGTGTACGGATGTCTGGGAGGTTGAGGTGGACGGCAAGCTGTTTGGCGTTATGAGGGACGGCAGAGGTTGGCGTGCGATCAAAGAGCAGCGGCCTGAGTTGGAGCTGCTGACGCTGCGAGAGGTTGCGCTGGCCTATCGTTACTTCAGAGAGCATTGGATGGGGGAGTTGGAGAAGGCAGCGAAGCAATCATTTCCCGGTGCAGAGATGATCGACATCAAAGGAAAAACATTTGATGATCCGATACCTTGGTGATAACGTGGTGGCACCTGATGGCGCAGAGCTTTACCCATTTCCTTCTGCGCAATCTGCCTCACTGAACTGGCCCAGCATTGCGCTGGGCCTTTTTTGTGGTAAAGTCCTATTAGCAGAATTGAGGTAAGACATGGCAAAGAAACCTGTAAAGATTGACGCAGACCTGATGCACAAGATTGCAGACAGGTTGGCTATTGGCGAAACGCTGAAGGATATATTGAAGGCAAGCAACATGCCGACATACCAAGGCGTGATGCAAGCTGTGCTGCGTGATGAAGAGCTGTACGAGATATATCGTCGGGGCCGTGTGATGCAGAGTGAGTACCACACAGACCAGATCATCAAGCTGGCTCAGGAGCCGTTGCCTGAGTTTGAGGACAACAGACTAGCCAATGCGGAAGTGCAGCGGCGTAGACTTGAGATCGACAGCTTGAAGTGGACGCTAGCACGCAACATGCCTTGGGGCGTTCGTGACAAGAAAGAGGATCAGCCACAAGCTCAGACGTTTACAATCAGTTGGGCTGGCGGTGATGTTGCAGTCAATGCGATACCTGACGATGAGCAAAAAGACAGCAAGCAGGCGACAAAGCATTGATGTCAAATTATGTGTATACGACACATCCTGACGTTGACAGCTACGCGCGTGAGCCGGGCTGGCTGGACTGCCTCGGAGCCAAGGCGATCAGGCAGGGCAACCACTACATCTTGTGGTTTGCGTTTATTGCATGGCTCGGTCTGATATTTTCTGCAACAATAACAAGGGCTTACAAAAGTTTTAACATAATAGCTGTTATACGACTGCCGATAAGCTATGCATTTTGCGCAACCCGGCACCCCCACCCCCCGAAAAACCGCCCGCCGCTATATGCGTATATAACACCTAGGGGAGCGGGATGTTGACTGATTCTCTGACTGCCGAACAACATGCACTGCTGAACCACCTAAGCGCCTTACGAGATGGCATCCTCATATCTCCTTCGATGTCAAAGCAGCTTGAATGTGCGATATTGCTTATTGATGTATACGAGGCTATCTTGGAGAAACACGGGATACTGATTTACGAAGATCAGGAAGAGGTCACAGAGCATTGACGCATATTGAGATACCGTATGAGCCGAGGGAGCTGCAGTTAAAGCTGCATAATGAGATGCAAGCAAAGCGTTGGGGCGTTGTTGTCTGCCACCGCCGCTTTGGCAAAACGGTCTGGGCGATCAACCATATCTTGCGAGATGCCTTGATGTCGGCAAAGGACAACCCCCGGTTTGCCTATATGGCACCCACCTATCGTCAGGCGAAGAACGTAGCGTGGGATTATATAAAACAGTTTGCGGGCAAGATCCCGAATGTGAAGTTTCACGAAACTGAATTGCGGTGCGATCTGCCAAACGGCGCGAGAATATCGCTGCTTGGCGCTGAGAACCCAGACAGCTTGCGCGGTATTTATCTTGATGGCTGCGTGATGGATGAGGTCGCGGACATGCCAGAGAATGTTTTTCCTGAAGTCATTCGTCCTGCGCTGTCGGATCGCAAGGGGTGGTGCGTGTTTGTCGGCACTCCTAAAGGCCACAATGCTTTCTTTGATAAGTATGAGGAGGCGGCTGGAAACCCTGATTGGCTGGCGGCTGTGTACAAGGCGAGTGAGACAGGTATCTTAGATGACGAGGAGCTTGAGGCTGCTCGGGTTATGATGACTGCAGATCAGTATGCGCAGGAATTTGAGTGTAGTTGGAATGCGAATGTCCCTGGCGCTGTGTATGGCAAGGAGATGGAAGCTGCGCAGTTGGGGGGTCGGATTACGAATGTTCCGTATGATCCGAGTGCCAAGGTTGACACATGGTGGGATTTGGGCGTGGGAGACAGCACGGCAGTATGGTTTACGCAAACGATTGGGCGTGCTATACATGTTATAGACTTTTATGAAGCCCGAGGTGAGGGTTTGCCTCACTACTGCAAGATTTTGACGAGCAAGGGGTATCTGTATGGGGATCACAATGCCCCGCATGATATTGAGGTTCGGGAGCTTGGGTCTGGGAAGAGTAGGAGAGAGGTTGCTTGGGATTTGGGGTTAAACTTCCGCGTTGTTCCTAAGCTGCCAGTTGAAGATGGCATACATGCGGCACAGATGTTGTTGCCGCGTATATGGTTTGATAGAGAGAAGTGCAAGCATGGCTTGGAATGTCTTAGGCAGTATCACAGAGCGTACAACGAGCGCACTAGGAGCTTTAGGGCATCGCCTGTGCATGATTGGTCGTCGCATGCTGCGGATGCTTTTAGGTATTTGGCGGTCGGCATTCGAGAAGATCGAGGACGCATGGCTGCGCCTCAGGCAAGGGCGGTGATGGATTATGACCCGTTCGCGGCTTGAGTATAGGACTGCACGGTTTACCGATGCTGATAAGGTTGTGGAGTTGTGTGCTAAGTTCCATGCGGAGAGTTGGCAGAGTTTTGCTGACTTTGATGTAGAAAAAATGCATGGGTGGATAGTTTCTCAGATTGATAATGATGATGCTGAGATATTCACGGCGTGGGATGGGAATAAGCTTGTTGGTTGCTTAATTGGTATGGTTGTTACGTTCCCATATAGTAATACTCTAGTCGCGGGAGACTATATCTGGTATGTTGTGCCTGAAAGCCGCGGCGGTATGACGGGTATTCGTTTGATGCGGATGTTTGAAAGCTGGGCTAGAGGAGTTGGTGCGGTACGCATTTCTACGGGCGCTACGTCTGGGATAAATACGGAACGTGCTTCTATGTTGATGGAGCGCCTTGGGTTTTCGCCTGTTGGCGTGATTATGCAGAAGGAAAGTTAAGATGGGTGGTTTTTGTGGTGGTGGTGGCGGTAGTAGCACTTCTTCAAGAAGCGCAGGACGCGGAAGTGGTCGTGGGAAAAGCACAAGACAGACAGTTAAAAGCGCAGCGTCTAGTTTAGCGACTGATATTAAAATGGGTCTTTCTACGTTTGGTCAGAGCAAGGAGCAGCAAGCTCAGACGTTCCGCGATCAGGGGTATAGCGAAAGAGCGATCCAGAGTTATCAGGAGCGCTCGGCTGCAAGCATGGCGCGGGCTTTAGAGGCGGCAAGTAAGAGCGACAACGACAGCAAGCCAGCACCTGCACCAGAGCCTCCCGCCCCAACGCCAGAACCCCCGGCTCCTACGCCGCCTGCGCCGCCTACGACTGTATTGCCGCCAGAGGTTGATGAGCCATTAACGACTGTTGAAGACATTTCAACGCAGACATTTACAGAAACTCCAGACCTTTATGTAGGCGACACAACTGGTGCGCCTTCTGTTGGCACGGCTGCTGGTGGTGTTGCTGAGTATGAGGCAGCCAAGCCGACATCGGTTGGTGAAGCTGAAGATGAGGCTTTGGATCTGATGAAGAAGGGCCGCCGAGCAACGATCCTAACAAAGCCGGGCGGGTTGCTTGGCACTGGCGAGGAAGAGGGTAAAACCCGCCGCCGCCGTTCATTGATTGGTGGATGATATGCTGATTGAGAAAAAGAAACTGACGAACATAGCTGGAATTATGGGTGGCAGCGCTGCCCAGCCTGCCGCGATGCTGGGGCAGGCGACAGTTGATCCATTAGAGCGTGCGCAGCAGAAAATGGCGGGACGAACGCAGGGCGGTGCCTTGGGTGGTGTTCGGGACAAAAAGGTGCGCCCTAAGCGCACGTTAATGACTAATTATGGGATAGGCTGATGGTACAAGTTAATCCGCTCGTTGCGCGTTTGGACAAGAGATATAAGACGTTGCAATCGCAGCGGTCTAACTGGGAAAAGCATTGGCAAGAGCTGGCAGACTTTATGCTGCCGCGCAAGGCTGACATTACTAAGAAGCGGACGCAGGGCGACAAGCGCACTGAGCTGATTTATGACGGCACGGCGATCCACGCTGTTGAGCTGTTGGCATCTAGCCTGCATGGCATGTTGACATCGCCAAGCACGCCTTGGTTTTCAATGAGGTATCGTGATCCTGGCTTGCAGCGTGATGATGCTGCGAATGAGTGGTTAGAGCTGTGCATGGATCAGATGTACCAGCATTTTAATCGGTCTAACTTCCAGCAAGAGATCCATGAGCTGTATTATGACTTGGTGGTGTTTGGCACTGGTGCGTTTTATGTTTCGGCTGAGGCAGATGGCTTGCGGTTTGCGTGTCGTCACATTGCAGAGATTTGCATCAGCGAAGATCCTGATGGGCGTGTTGATACAGTGTACCGCAAGTTTAAGCTGTCTGCGCGTGCAATTGCGATGCAGTTCCCAGAGGCGACATTGCCAAGGACTGTGGCAAAAGACTTAGAAGATGATCCCTACAAGGAGCATGAGGTTATTCATGCAGTATTCCCTCGAGGCGAGGCGAAAGGCAGGTTGGCAAAGCAGAAGCCTGTCGCGTCTGTTTATTACTTAGCTGACAACCGAGAGCTGCTGTCAGAAGGCGGCTTTGATGAGTTTCCGTTTATGTGTCCGCGATTTGTTAAAGACAGTGTTTCGATGTACGGACGCAGCCCTGCGATGACAGCGCTGCCTGACGTTAAGATGTTGAACAAGATGTCTGAGACAACAATTAAGGCGGCACAGAAGCAGATTGACCCGCCGTTGATGGTTCCTGATGATGGATTTATGATGCCAGTGCGCACAACGCCGGGCGCATTAAACTTTTACCGCTCTGGCACAAGGGATCGTTTGGAGCCATTAAATATTGGCGCAAACAATCCCTTGGGCTTGAATATGGAAGAGCAACGCCGCAATGCTATTCGGCAGGCGTTTTATGTTGACCAGTTGTTGTTAGGCCAAGGAGCCAACATGACTGCGACAGAAGTATTGCAGAGGAACGAAGAGAAAATGCGTCTGCTTGGGCCTGTCCTTGGTCGCCTTCAAGCAGAACTGCTCCAACCGCTTATTTCTCGCTCCTTTGCATTGCTCCTTCGGGCGGGCCTTCTCCCAGCACCGCCCGAGGAGCTTCAAGGTCAGGACATTGACATAGAGTATGTTTCACCTCTTGCCAAGGCTCAGAAGCTGACAGACTTGCAGGCGATGCTGCGCGGGTTTGAGATTTTGTTGCAAGTTAGCCAAGTTGCGCCTGTTACGGATTATTTGGATGGCGATGCGATGGTGCAGTATTTGGTTGAGACTGCTGGCCTGCCAGCGCGTGTGATACGCGGCACGGCAGAGGTAGAAGAAGTGCGCCGTCAGCAGGCAGAGCAGGCAGCGATGCAGCAGCAGATGCAGCAAGAGATGATGGCGGCTGAAGCTGGTGGCAAAATTGCTCCGCTGATTAAGGCTGCACAAGAATGAAGAAAGTTGAAGAGTTAAAACTAGCCTATAGGCGCACGTTCAATACGGATGACGGTGCGCAAGTATTGAGTGATCTCAAAACCCGATTTGGGTTTGAGGCAACCACGTTTTCTGGCGATCCTTATGAAACTGCATTTAATGAAGGACAACGCGCGGCTGTGCTGCTGATCGTCAGAATGTTGTCCGAAGAGAAGGATAAAGTATGAGCGAAGAGGCAATCCAAGATAGTGGATCTCAAGAGGCTGTTGCAGCGGAAGCGGCACCAGTTAGCTTTTTAGATAGTTTACCAGAGGATTTGCGCAATGAGCCAAGCTTGCGCACGTTTACTGATCCGGGAGCATTGGCAAAGAGTTATGTAAATGCCCAGCGCATGATTGGTGCTGACAAAGTTGCCAAGCCGGGGCAGAGCTGGACTGACGATCAGTACAATGATTGGTATGCGGCAGTGGGCCGCCCAGACAGCGCAGATGCGTATAAGTTTGATGTGTCAGGGATTATGTCTGACGAGGAGGCTGCAAACTTTCGCAACACAGTGTTTGAGGCTGGATTACAGCCGCGACAGGTTGCAAAGCTAGAGCAGTTTATTAACAATCTGTCGGAAAGTGCTCAGGCAGCCACGCAGACGCGCACAGAAGAGGCTGTGTTTGCGGCAGAGCAAGAATTGCGGCAAGAGTTCGGTCAGGCGTTTGAGCAGCGTATGGGGCTTGCACAGAGCGCTGCGCGGACATTGTTGGGCAACGAAGGCATGGAAATGTTTGAGAATGTTCAGTTGTCTGATGGACGCATGCTTGGCGATCATCCTGACGTTGTTCGTATGTTTGCGCGGCTTGCAGAACAGATTGGCGAAGACAATTTGGTGGGTGAACCAACTGAGCTAATTATGACACCAGAAGAGGCATCACGCCAAGTTGCAGAGATGACTAGACGAGATGGCCCTTATTTTGATAAGATGCATCCAGAACATGACACCTACGTTGCAGAAGTTCTGCGACTTAGGGAGTATATGTAGCGGATAACCGAAAGGCCCGCGTGTAAACTTGTAAGCCAAGTGGAGTAGCTGCCCTAAGCAGTAGCACGGCCCCGCAAGGGATAACCAAGCGCAGCAAATCGTAAACTGAAACTGTAAGGGGATGACACAATGTCTACTCAAATTACTACAGCTTTTGTCAATCAGTTTTCCTCAAACGTCCAGATGCTATCACAGCAGATGGGTTCTCTGTTGCGTGCAGCGGTAGATACGGAAACTGTCAATGGCGAGAAAGCTTTCTTTGACCAAGTAGGATCAGCGGCTGCTGTTCTACGCACATCACGCCACGCGGACACACCTATTGTGGACACACCACACTCACGCCGCATGGTTACTATGTCTGACTACGAATACGCAGACTTGATCGACGATCAGGACAAAGTGCGTTTGTTGGTAGATCCGACTTCAACATATAGCCGTGCTGCTGCTGCTGCTATGGGTCGCGCAATGGATGATGTCATCATTGCTGCTGCTCTAGGTACAGCGTACACAGGTAAAGAGGGTTCAACATCAACAACGCTACCATCAGATCAGAAAATTGCAGTTGCATCATCTGGTTTGACAATTGCGAAGTTGGTCGAGGCAAAGCAAATCTTGGACGAGGGCAACGTTGATCCGTCAATCGCTCGTCACATCGTTTGTGCGCCAAAGCAAATCTCTGATTTGTTGAACAACACGACTGTAACATCTAGCGACTACAACACTGTCAAAGCGTTGGCGATGGGTGAAATCAACACATTCGTTGGCTTCCAATTCCACGTAAGCAACCGTCTAACGACTGATGGCTCTGGTGATCGCCAGGTTATCGCGTTTGCTGGTGACGGTATCAAGCTTGCAGTTGGCAAAGAGCCTGCGGCACGTATTGATGAGCGCGCTGATAAATCATACGCAACGCAAGTTTACTACTGTCAATCAGTAGGTGCGACACGTATGGAAGAAGCCAAAGTCGTTGAAATCGCTTGCAGCGAATCATAAGGAGACTAGAAAATGGCTACTGTATATTCAGCACAACGCACAAATTCACGCGCAACCCCAGCCGTGATGAACAAAGCAAATGAGCTTAGTGGACGTATCCGCGTAGCTCATGGCACATACGAGGCATCTGCGCTGGCGTCTGGTGACGTTATCGAGATGTTTGTCTTGCCTGATGGCGCTCGTTTGTTGACAGGTACTCTTGCGCATGACGCGCTAGGTGCATCAACAACATTGTCTGTAGGTTATGCAGCACACGTAAACGCGGCTGGTACAGCTGTGTCTGCGTCTGCGGCGGCTTACAAGGCAGCGGCTGCGTCAACATCTGCGGCAAAGAACGACATTCTTGCTACTCTAGCTCTAGGCTCAGGCTCAGAGACAGACACAAACGAGGATGGCGTGGCAATCACAGTAACAATGGGCGGTGCAGCTGGCACTGGTACTATTGAACTGACGATCATGTATGTGGTTGACTAATTAGGGCGGGGCGGTTCGCCGCCCCCTCTTTTACATGGAGAGAGCTGATGACCAGTACGGTTGACATTGCCAACTACGCGCTGAACAGTTTGGGAGCCAATAACATCTCAAGCTTTGATGAAAACAGTAAGCCAGCGCGATTGATCAATCAGCGTTTTGATAGCGTGCGCGACAGTGTGTTTCGAGCGCATCCTTGGAACTGCTTGATCCGTAGAACTGAGCTGGCAAAAGAAAGCGAAGCGCCTGCATTTGGTTATGCAAATCAGTACGCACTTCCAACAAATCCATATTGCTTGCGCGTGCTAGAGTTTAGCAACGGCACATTATCGTATCCGCAGGACAATATGTTTAGTAATACTGGCGGCCCAGTGTTTGTCATTGAGGGTCGTAAGCTGCTTTCTGACGAAGGCATATGCAAAATTAAGTATGTTGCTCGGGTGACTGACCCGCAAGAATATGATGCCAGCTTGATTGACGTTCTGGCTGCCGCTTTGGCGTTTGAGGTTAGTTACGCGATTACAGGATCAAACACGGTTAAGCAGATGATGGCTGCCGAGTATTCTGACAAATTGAAACAAGCAACATTTGTAGACGGAACCGAAGGTGCGCCACAGCGACTAGAGGCCAGCGAGTTTATTGAAGCGAGGTTCTAAATGGCGCGATCTGCACCAGCGATTAGCACATTCACCGCAGGGGAGATCTCACCGCGCCTAGAAGGGCGCGTGACGATTGAAAAGTACCGCGAGGGACTGTCTACCCTAACAAACATGATTGTGCAGCCACACGGCGGCGTGACGCGCCGTCCGGGTACAGAATACCTTGGGGAAGTCAAAGACAGCTCAAGCGTGACACGGCTTATTCCATTTGAGTTTAAGACGGCAGACACATATGCGCTGGAGTTTGGCGATCAGTATATGCGTGTTTTCCGCAATGGATTGCAGGTTTTAGAAGATAACGAAAAAAATGTCGCTGCAATTTCTCTTGCTGATCCCGGCGTTTTCACAAGCGGTTCGCACGGCCTAAGCGATGGCGATGAAGTTTATTTGTATAATACAAGCGGCGACATGACAGAGCTGGCTGCTCGTAACTATTTAGTTGCTAACGTGACAACAAACACATTTACGCTGCAAGACTTGTTTGGCAATGATATTGATACAACAGGTTTTACAGCTTATGGCGGGTCTGGCATTACAGTTGATAAGCTGTATCAAATCAGCACGCCATATACATCTGCGCAGATCAATGATGTACGCTTTGCGCAATCTGCTGACACAATGTACCTTGTGCATCCAAGCCATGCTATTCGCACGCTGTCCAGAACGGATCACAATGCTTGGACAATTGCCACTGCCACAATTACTGGATCTCCGACACCTGCTTTAACAGGAACCGACAATTATCCATCTGTTGTTTCATTCTTTGAGCAGCGGTTGGTCTTTGGAGCTACAAACAACAATCCCCAGACTTTGTGGTTTTCTAAAAGCGCAGACTATTTAAACTTTACAACAGGCACGGCTGATGACAATGCGTTGATCTATACAATCGCATCAAACAAAGTGAATGCAATTCGCTACCTGTCTGCAACGCGGATTTTGAACATTGGCACATCTGGCGGTGAATATGTGTTGACAACCACAAACAGTGGGCCTGTTACACCCACATCAACTGTGATCCGCAAGTATTCCAACTATGGCTGCATTGACAGCGAAGTTGTGCAGGTTGCTGACGTTACTTTGTTCGCCCAGCGCGGTGCGCGTAAGGTGCGAGAGTTTCGTTACATCGGTGAGGTTGATGTGGCAGGCTATGCTGCACCTGACATCACGATCCTTGCAGAGCATTTGACTGAAGGCGGCATTCAGGAGTTTGCCTACCAGCAAGAGCCAGAAAGTATTATCTGGGCGCGTAGAACTGACGGCACGCTGCTTGGCCTGACATATCGTCGGGAAGAGGAAATTGTTGCATGGCACAAGCATGTGATTGGTGGTTCATTTAACGGCGGGCAAGCTGTTGTAGAAAGTATCATTACACTGCCAACAGACAGTGGCGAAGACGAGCTGTATATGATTGTTAAGCGTACTATTAATGGTACTACAAAGCGCTACGTTGAAGTAATGAAGACGTTTGATTTCGGTGGCGACACAACTGCTGCATTCTTTGTTGACAGCGGTTTGGTTTACGCAGGGTCAGCGACAACAACGCTATCAGGCTTGTATCACCTAGAAGGTGAAACAATGTCGGTGCTTGCGAATGGTGCAACGCATGCTGACAAGGTTGTTTCTGGCGGTGGCATAGGGTTGGATTTTAGCGCAACAAGCGGAGCTGTGGGATTTGGCTACACAAGTGAAATGCAAACGCTGCGCCTAGAAGGTGGGTCATCTGACGGCACATCTCAGGGCAAACCAAAACGCATTCACGATATTACTGTGCGCTTCCATGAAACTGTTGGCGCAGAAGTCGGCACAGACAGCGCGAATGCTGACCGCATCTTTTTCCGTGACAGCTCTATGAATATGGACGAAGCTGTGCCATTATTTACAGGAGATAAAGAAATCGAGTTTGCGGGCGGTTTCACTGACGGTGATCGCATCTATGTGCGGCAATCACAGCCACTACCAATGACGGTTCTAGCGTTGTATCCACGCATGAACACGTTTGATTTGTGAGGTGATTGATGTTTGAAATATTAACACTAGGGGCCACACTCCTCGGTGGTATTAGCGAGAAAAAAGCTTCTAACAGAGCTGCCGAAGCCGCACGCGAAGTCGGAGAGTTCAACGCTGGCTTGATTGAGCGTGACATTGATCTTCTTGAAAGGCAACGTGAGATCATTAACCGCAATGCAGTTTTGCAGGAGCGGATTGACCGATTTAGATTTGCTGAAATTCAAGGGTCTGTTGTTGCTCAGTATAGCGCGGCTGGCATTGATGTCTCACATGGAACGCCAATGCGCGTGCTGCGAAAAACTGCGCGTAAGTTTGAGTATGACCAAGCCGTTGCTGACTTTAATAACGCTGTCACTAATATGCAGATCAACGATCAGCAAGAGAATGCGCGATTAAGCGCAGAGCTGTCACGCATGGAAGGCGGTGCGCAGGCTGCTAATTTGAGAGCGCAAGGCACAACGAGTTTGATCCAGAGCTTTGGTCAGGCAGCTCGGTTTGGCTACTCTAGTGGGATGTTTGGCTGATGAGAATACCAATATACAGATCGCAGATGCGCCCGACATCGGAAGCCCCCGGGGCGCGTATTACGGCTAGAAAGAACGCCACGCCGTTTGTTCAGGCAGCGTTGGCTAAGGGCGGCGTTGTAACTGAGGTTGCGAAGCAAGCTGCTGAGTACAGCAACATGCGTTACAAAATGTTGGTTGAAACGCAAAAGAACGAAGCAATCTTTTCTGCCAAAGAAGCTTTGAACGAATTGTCACGCACGTTGGAAAAGAGCGAAGACATCGGCAACATCTTTGATGGCGAGATGAAGTATGACCAAGGCGTTGAGGGCGTTTACAATGAGATGCGTGCCAAGGTTGGCAAGAACAAGTACGCATTGTCAGACTTTGAAAACAGCTTCCGTCAAATGGAAATACCAATCAAGTTCCGCTTGAAAGAGGTTGTTGACATTAAGATTGAAAAGCGCAGGCAGGCTGCACTGAAGGCGCTAGAGGATCAGCAAGTTGATACGCTGTCTGATCCGTACCTTGATTATACATCTGATGATTTGATCCTGTCGCAAGCTGGATTGCAAAGCATTCACGATCAGGCTGTCGCAACTGGCGGCGTAAACCCACAGATCATGGGCAACGTAAGTGAGCGGGTTTTGTTAAAGGCTGCTAAGAATGTCATGCCTGCCTATGCTGGTCGTGACCTAGATCGCGCCATGCAGTTGCTAGATGTTTACGATCAACTAGACAGAGTTCGAGCTGGTGAGATTGAAGCGTCAGAAATGGCAATTAGTGGAGAAATCCCTAATCACGTTTTGAATATGCTGCAAACTTTGCCACCAGATGAGGCGACAGCAATTCTTGGCGACACCTTAAAAAGCGCGGCTGCGTTCTTTAACGTCCAAGAAAAGATTGATGATGAGGTAATTGAAACGCAAAACCAGCGTAACACGAAGGCATACAACTTTGCGCTGTCTGTTAATATTGGTGAGGAGGTTCCAGCGTCAACGATGGAAGCAATACTTTCGCCATCTGACTTTGCGAAATTTACAGAAGACTATGGCGAGAACGCAAAAATATCTGGGCTTGAGGCTAAGAACTTTATTGAAGGCGCTCTAAACAATCAGTTTTGGATGGATAAGACGCAGCAAGAAGCTTTGCGTGCAGAGCTTGATATTACTGGTGAGGTTAAGTTTGCCCCAGCGGGCAAGGGCAGTGAGACTGTATATAGCAAGCTTATGGGCTTGGCAGAAGCTGGTGAGCTGACAGTCACCGAGCTAAACGCAAATTCATCTAGTATTACGGCATCTCAAAACCGTGAGCTGACCATGAAGATATTCAACGAGGGCGATGAGGCTCTTAACGAAGGCTCTCGGCTAATCAAGCGCAGATTTAAGTATAACGAACAAGATGCCAAAACTGACAACCCCAAGTTGGCGCAGGCATCCAAGACAGCATTTGAAGCGGCTGATGCAGAACTGCTTGACGAATATATGCGCAGAGAAGCAGAAGGCAACCCAATGACGCGCTCAGAAATTAGAGAGTTTGCGTTGCGGCAAGTAGAGCAGTTTCAATCAATTTACGCTGAGGCGCTGCGTGAAGAGTATGAGGCTGACATTGCCCAGTTCTCAGATCCGCATCCCGGTCTATCAATTGACCCCGCCGATCCAATTGGATCAATTGATGCATGGTACAACAGCTTGAGCGAAACCGCTCAGGGAACCAAAAGAAATGCATACGCGGTGATGAAGGCGCGTATCAAAGCTAAGTACGCAAACACAGGACTGTACTAATGGCTGATTTATTAAACGACAACACAGACTTTGAAGTCAGCAAATATTACGATGCACAAGAGATTAATGATGCCGGGTTTGATCCAGCAATCATTAAAGACAAGAAAAGCGTGTTTAATCCTGAAAGCGGCATGAATGACATCCTAACGTCCATGCCGAGCGGCGGCTACGTTAAGATTGGCGAGGAAGAGCCAGAGGTTATGGCAGAAGCGCCAGAGCAACCAATGATGCCCGGCGCGTCAGATGCAGCACCTGCGCAGGCGGCAGCCGAAGAAGCAAAGAGATTGCAGGAGATCCAAGGGTCGTACACCTTGGACGATCTGCGGGCTGCTGGGTACACTGATGAGCAAATCAGCGCTGCTGGACTAGATGTGCAGCCAGAGCCTATGACGGAGCAAGAGATTGCACAGTATATCTCTGAGGGCGCACCATTAGTTGATGCAGATCCTACGCTGCGCGATCAGGGCGCACAGATTGTTTCAACCTATGTATTTGATGCGGCAGTTGCAGGTTTGCGTGATGAGCTGGCAGAGCAAGGCATGGGGCCAGAAGAGATTGAGCGCACAGTTAAGGCGCGAGAAGGCGAGCTATTTCGCGAGGCAGAGGTCTATTCTAACGCGCTGTTTGGAACAGGCGCGACAGGTTACGAGGTTGGACTTGGCGACTTTCTAACAGCCGGGGCGATGGACATTCAGGAAGGTTATCGGATGTTCAACCAGCAGCGCGGTGAGGGCGGCAGCATGGCAGGCCGAGCAATGGGTGCTGGCATAATGATTGCTGGCATTGCCGAAGCAACAGGCGTTGGATATGCATTTGGTAAGCTGCTAAAACGTGGCATCAAAGTGCTAGAGCCTGAAATTATTCGCATGGGCGAAGAGGCGCAGGGCCGAATTGATGCAGAGGGTGCAACGCTGTTTAGCAACCCAGTGGGGCCAATCGTGGATCGCGGCTTGGCTGCGGCGGGCAGGGTTGCTAAAGCAGAAGCCCCAACAGAAACAAAATCTGGCATTATTGCCTTCCACGGCTCAGGCGCTGACTTTGATGAATTTAGCTTAGACATGATTGGGACAGGAGAAGGAAGCCAGGCTTATGGTTATGGCCTTTACTTTACAGACACCAAATCAATCGCAGAATTTTATAAAGATGCTGTGCGTGAGGAAAGCAATATTATACACTTAGACGGGAAGCCGATTGACAGTGTTTATAGCAGTGACAATGAAGAAAAGTTTTCTGAATATATTAACGAAAATTTTGACCCCGATGAAATTAATGATGCGCTCATGGTTTTGGATAATCTGGGTCAAGGAATATCGTCAGTTGAAGATGCAGATAGTATGGCGGCATCTTCTCTTACAAGGCGACAAATGGAACTTTATAACAGAATAAGAAATGATCTTGAAGTTCCAGAGCTTCCAGAAGGTAAAATGTATGAGGTTATGATTGACATTCAGCCAGATGATTTGTTGGATTATGATAAGCCGTTAAGTTCTCAATCTAAGCAAATTCAATCTGCTGCATTAAAAGCAGCTAAAAGTGCTGGTGCATACAAAGGGACTGACAAGAAAACATTAGAGCTTTCAGGCGGAGCTTTGCTTGCTGATATGGTCAACAACATAGTAATAAAGCGAAACCTTCAAGGTATGACTTCTGAAGCAGAAAAAATTGCAGCACAAGAGCTTTTCAATCAAGGCATACCTGGCCTAAAATATTTTGATAATGCATCAAGAAATACGGCGGATGGGACATCTTTAGGTGTGATTGAAACCGAGCAAGGTTTTGTGGGGCGTGTTGAAAGCACTGTCCCAAGCATGTTTGGCCCCACCGATCCCCAGCGCGTTTTGACGAGAAGCACACCTTATAAAACAAAAGAAGAGGCCGAAGGTTGGATTGAAGAGGCTATTGGTAGAAATACAAGAAACTATGTTGTGTTTGATGATAAGCTGATAAACATTATGAAGAAATATGGTATAGTTGGCCCAGTTGCCGTGACAGCAATGAAGTCCGAGGAACAAGAAGAGACATAATATGGCAGTTGATCCAACCCAGCTAGCAGAAGACCAAGAAGCCCGGCAGCGTGCCGACATTACTGGCGCACCTACTGAGTTTGCCAAAGGGCCAGAGCAAGAAGGCATTGAGGTTGCTGGCGTTGGTGATCTATTCAGCTTGCTGGGCAAGCTAGAGCCAAAGGTTTCTAAACCAACCCCGCCGTCAGGCGTAGTTGGGACAGCCCCTCGCGTTCCAACGCCACAAGAGCGCGGCCTAATGGAAGCGCCAGAGCTGTATTCTGAAGCAGCCACAAAGCGCGAGTTGGCACCTCAGATACTTAGCCCAGAAGGCGTGCAGACATTTGAAGAGCGTGGTTTAAAAGCCCCAGCGATTGGTGAGGAAGCGCCAGCCGACACTTTGGTTGATGCACAATCTGCTTTGGCTGATGAAGCCGCAGAGGCAGAGGCAAACGCAATTGATGTCAACGAGCAAGCCAAGGCGGCACTGAGAGCTGAGAAGCAGGGCTTTAAGCCAGAGACAGGCGTGGCTGCTGAAGAGGTTGCAGACGAAGTTTTAACGCGCATCAGCACAAAAGACCAAAACATTCAGTCGCTGCAAGATGGTGGCGATTTCAACTTTGACTACATTGACAGCCAAGATGATGTAAAAGCAGTCATCACGGCGATTGGTGATGTTTACGAAGATGAAACAATCGCACGCAAGCGTGCCAACATCCCTAACAACAAAACAATCTTTGACGCGCAGCAACTGCTGCTGGATGAGATTGGATTTAAGGGCAGGCTGCTGCAACGCCAAATTGGCGATGGCGCACTGACTGCGGCAGAGTTTGTTGCAGCACGCGAATTGTTGGTGCGTAGTGCAACTAAGCTTGAAGAATTAGCGAAGCAAATCAAAAGCGGGCAGGCAGATGCATCTGTGCGCCTAAAGTTTCGCAGGCAGCTTGCGATCCACAGCGGTATACAATTGCAGCTAAAGGGTGCGCAGACAGAAGCTGCTCGGGCATTGCAATCATTCAAGATCCAAGTCAGCGGCGAGCTGGATGCAACGCGCTATGCCGAGGAGGCGCAGCGGCTGTTGGCAGAAAGCGGAGCTGACAGCGTAACAGATGCAATGGCAGATCGCTTATTAAAGGCTGGCAAAGAAAACGGTCTAAAAGGCATCAACGATTTTGCCAATGGCGGCTGGTACGCAAAGACAAAGCAGATGGTGCATGAAGCGTACTTGGCAGGCTTGCTGTCATCCCCGGCAACGCAGGCAAAGAACGTGGTTGGTACAGCTTCTTTCATGCTGTTTCAGTTGCCGACAGAAGCATTAGCAGGAGTGTATGGCAG